GGTCAAGCGCACCAATACCCACCAGAGCAACGGCCCTATCGGCTTCGGCCTTCTTGGTTTCGGCTTCCAGCTTCTCGACTTCGGCTTCTTCCTTGTCGCTTGGCACCTTGAGCGGGTTAAAACACAGTTCCCAGTCGCCCCCGGTGTCGCCGCTCATGCTTAGCAACAGAATTTGAACCAGTCGATTCAAAGGCGAGCGCATTTTGTCGTTCTGCGCTGCTTGGAGTTTAGCAAGCCAAGCCTCTTCATTTATGCCGCCAGTTGCAGACAATCCGCCAGGGCTTCTTCCAATCAGCACGAACATGGGCCAGCCAATATCGGCGCACAATGCCTCCGCAAGCCTGTCCATGATGTCGGGCACGCCGCTAAAGCTGGTCGACTTGAGTTCGTAGGTTTCCTGCCCGTCGATGACGATGGTGTTCAGCATGCCGCGCACCATGTCCACCACGTCTACGCGCTTCTGAATGCTGGCCTCTCCCTCTGGAGAGCGCAGAGTGTTAGCCAAGTTAGGGATTCCATGAACCGCCTGCTGCGCCCGCTCCAATAGGCTGTTTGCCCACTGGTGGGACGACTGAAACCGCATAAGCGATTCATGCACGGCTTGGTATTTAGATGCCCCCCACCCATCATTGTTAGACCGCTGCAAGTCCGGCACCGGGTCGCCATCAAACATCAGAATGCGCGATTCGTGGACTTGGTACGGACTACCCCCGGTGTGCGGGCTAATCGTCCACAGCTCCACCTTGCCGTAACCAGGATTCATGGGGTCTGTGTATCGGCGGTGCACGCTGGTCTGGTATCGGTCATACACGCGCAAGAATTCGACGGACTTGATACCAGATTCATTTAGCGGCTGGTCTAACTGGCCGCCGTCATTGATGCCCATGACGATCAAAGACCCGCCAAACACATCAGACCATCGCAGCGCATCGGCAACGTGGTGCATAACGGCTAGGTCGTCAAACTTCGCCAATACAGCATCCTCTGTGCCTTCGTCCATGTTCTCGAAGTCAACCCCGGCGCGTGTCATCTCCGTGGCCGGAAGGTCTGCAATGCGTCGGCCTAGCCCGCTGCCCATATAGATATTGGCGGCGGTGTTCTGGTCGATATGGGCTGCTTGGCCTATCTTGGTGAAAATAGAGCGGTCTGCGCGGGAGCCCGTGCCAGAAAACGCATTCGCGTAGCCGTCCACCTTAGTGATTGTCTTGGCTGGTCGTCCCCGTGGGCGTCCGGTAGGTTTTGTCATATATTTCCCATTTATGCCGATTTACGGGGGAATTATAACAACCCCTCCAAACTAAAGCCCGTTCCCATTAATGTCTTGACTGCATCGCAAAGCGGGTCTATCTGGTCGTCGTGCTTGTGGCTGTCGTTTGCGGTGAATGCCTCACACTCGCCTATAAACTCTGCAACCCATGGGGCATCGTCAGGAATAAATACACCGCCCGACTGAATTCGTGGCTGCGCTTCCATTACTCGGGTTAGCTTGTCTACTGTCCGCTGCACCGGAATGACCGGGATAAATGCGCCCTCGGATTTAAGCTGCTGGATTAGCCCAGTTCCGCTGGCCTTATCCTCGATATACATTGCGCTGGCGGGCGGCGGCAATTCGCGTCCGCCATTAAATGATACCGTTGCCCAAACATCCTTGGCCAGTCGCAATAATCCAACCGCGTCTACCTTCTTGCGCCATACATTCAAAATGTATAGCTGCCCTGTGCGCAATAACAGGCAGTCCATAAATACTGTCCAGTCGTTGGCCTCCCCGGTTTTCATGGCCGTATCAGCAAACACGGCGCGGCGCGAAAATTCGCGGAATGGCGGCAGCTCAGCATAACGCCCAAACCATTCACCGCGCAGAATCTCCCCACCTAGTACATATGGCTCCTGCTGGTACTGCCCCTCAAATACAAAGTTGCCGTTTTCGCGCAGCTTTTCCAGTGACTCCAAGGGTTCTTTATCAGGCCAGTAGCTCTCGCCATCGCTATTGATGGCCGGGATTTTGATATGCTCCCACTCGTTACCGTCGCCACCATCAAGCAAGAACCCGGTTAAGTCCTCGTCTGCCAAGCGTTGCATGATGACGATGACGGGGGTGTCTGGCGATGCCTTCCGGCTTTGCACGGTGTTGATGTAGGCATTGTTCACCGCGTCACGCTTGGTCTTGGATAGGCTGTCGTTGGGCTTCAATGGGTCATCAATGATGATGGCGCCTTGAAATCCTTCGGCCATATGCCCAGCCCGAAACCCCGTAACCTGTCCAAGCGTAGAGGTCGCATAGCACCCGCCAATGCTTATGCCATCCTTGACCACGTTCCAGCGTCCCCGCGCCTTGCTGTCGGATTTAAGCTCAATCGGGAATAGCTCTTGATACTCAGCGGACAAGATAAGCTCTTTGGCCTTTGCGCTATTCAGCTCCGCCAACTCAGACGAATAGGACAAATGCAAAAACCGTGCCTTTGGGTTTATGGCAAGTCCACGGGCAATAAAGTTGATTACCGCCAGTTCAGTCTTAGAGCTGCCGGGCGGCACATTGATAATCAGGCGCTTGCATTCACCCCTAATTACGCGCTCCAGTGCGTCGGCTACGGTCTTATGGTGCCAGTTGACGCGAAACTTAATGCCCTCCCGATTCTTAAAGAAGTACCGGGAAAAAAATAAATGGTCACCTAAGCAAGCGGCGCGGATAACCTGATTCTCGGCATCAGATAGCGCCATTGATGTTCTTCAGGATTTCAGAGGCCATTTCCGGCGTAACTGTCACAGATGGGCGGGGTGTCATGCTGCCGTCCTTTGATGATAGATCGAACTTCACAGGCTCATTGAACCCATGCATCAAATTAAGCTCTTTAACCGCCGAAACCTGCGCAGCGTGGGGTCCTTCCTCCAGCACCTTTTCAAGCGCCCTTACGCTCTTCTCGCGCGTCCATAGGGCCTTTGCGGTCAATCGCTCGCGCAATTCTTCCACCCTTAGCGAAACCTTAGTGTCAGCCATCAATTTACTTGCGTTTACATGAATGCTGTTGTCCTTCATGTTTTCCGCATTAAACGCACTACGGTACGCATCGGCCTGACTCATACCGTCGGCGATGGCTTGAGCGAAGTTTTCCTGTTTTGCGGTTAGCATGAGGTTATTTTAACCGTTATCAGCGGGCCACGTCGCCGAATCTGACCTATCCAGCGATTTAAGCAACCTAAGCATTGCATCCAATTCCCCGCGCTCTAAATGAATTACCTTGCCATCCATGGTGAAAGTGTAGGCATCCGCGCATGATTGGTATTCAAGCCGTCCAATGTGCGATGGGCACCCGCTTGTTTTGCAATCGTCACTGCATCGGTATACCAGTTCGCGGATTACGTTGGCCATTATTTCACCCTCTTAAACTCCACTACCCATACCCACGGATTAGCGTTCCATGAGCCTGATCCGTTGATTTGCTCCCACAATTCCGCATAATCTTCAGTAGCAGACTTCCCGGAATCAATACCAGCGTTGTCTGGATTGGAATAACTCGGAGTCCAGCCGCTAGCACTGCATCCTTCAGCCCGTGCGTCACTCTCGCTTATGTCCTGCAACCGCTCCACGCGAACGCCCGTAATTTCCAGCGCAATACGGCTTGCGGCACGCGGCATGTGAATAGATGGTTTCCATACGGCACCATTCCAATCGCTGTCTGCACGGTACCCATATCTAACGAACTCCATTGTTTCGTCATCATGGATTCTATGAAAAGCCTCGCGCACCCAAAGCTGGTCTCCGGGCCGTCCATATGGGCATGTAGAGCGGTAGCATGTGAAGTCAGGCAGATAAGACAAATCTGCCGGAACAGGATTATTGCTTGGCTCTGCGCCTTTCCATGGCTTTACAATTCGCCGCGTTTGAGTCTTGCTGCCATCCAACAAAGCCCGGACCATTGCGCCTTGAAAAAGAATTGGCTTTGTGTTCATCAGTAATACCTCACGCTTCCACCATCCCCACAGCGCTTATTCCACGCTTTCAGGTCGTTAATCTTTAGCTCTGCGCCTATCACGGTAGCAAAGCCCTTGATTCGCCCGCCCATTGCGTTCTTGGCGCTGAATTCGATGCAGATATCCAGGTTTTTGTAAATCCGCGTCCCTTTCCATTCCACGCTATCCGGGTCGTTCAGGCTTTCTTTCAGCCACTGGTGCGCGCCAAATACTGCTTGATTTTCCATGTCCTCTTGGCGCTTTTCCGCATCGTCTGCCGCTGCCTGCGCTGCCTTGGCTGCTTTTTGCTCTGGCGTTGGCACTGGGGGCGGGTTGACGATGGCGTTAATGGTTGCGCAAACAATGAATCCTACGATCCACTTTTTGCGGGTTGACCATCCTGCGATGGTGGTGGTGATTGTCTTTAGGTGGGTCATTTTTACTCCAATCTCACCACATGCTGCATTTTGGGCGCGTTGTGGTGATTAACAAAGAAAGAATGCGGCGGCGATACATGAAGTCAGGCTCAAGGCCAAGCCATTTACGCTTAATACCCCACATTTTTCCAATTGCAGTTAGGTGTTTACCTTTTGCGCGTTGCGGCGTCATTTCAGCACCTCTGCGGCTTTTAGTGCGCCTGTTTCGCCGTCAAATGTCA